GTTTTTTGGGCTGGGTTCTCTCCGACCTCATAAGCCACTATACAGGTTTAATTACTTATGTCAAGTACTGCTATTTTGTTATACGGTGTGTTAATAGGTAGGAAAATACCTGGGGTGCAAAAAATGCTGTGTTCGTATAACAGCGGGTGCTTAACTATACTACGGGCGATAACGTTCCTAATGTTCCTAATGTTCCATTTCGGTTTTTTAATGTTCTAAACGCGGCCCTTTAAAAATGCACTTTGTGCATAATGTTCACAATGTTCCGTTTTGAGAGAATGAGTCTGGCAAAACGGGTGGGGAGAGGAGGAAGTTTGCAAACTCGCGTGGGGGAGAAAGAAAAGTTTTTTAAAACGTCACACTTTTAAATTAATAGAACATTATATAATATTAAGTAAAAGATATATAAATAGAATTCATTGCCTATCAATCCCCGCACCACTCCGCATCACTCCGCAGCAATGTACGTAAGTTGAAAGTAAAACGGGACATTAGGAACATTGCAACTCAAAATGCTCTGCAGCCCAGTAACCACGCGGGGTTTTAATGTTCCCGTTTTCGGGGTGTCGAGAACAATGCAGGGTGTGGTTCTGGAACATAACACTTTCTAGGGCACGTGCCCTAGATTCCACGCAGGCTTGGTTGGCCCGACATGATTGACTACCTGTAGCAACTGGTATCTAGAATCGCAAAGCCGGTTTTGCATGGGTGGCACGACATGATTGACTACCTATAGAAACTGGTATCAAAGATTACAAAAGCACGACACACAGCCTGAAACTTTGTACACGCTGTTTGGCGACGTGACGCGACATGATTGACTACCTATAGAAACTGGCATCAAAAGCCGTCAGGAATTTTGGGCGAAAAAAAACCCCGCCGAAGCGGGGTTGGTGGTTAAGATATAAACCAAACTAATACACGCACCGCCACGCGGCGGGTCATGCTCAGATTCATATTGCTCACATACGTGAGGTATAGGTTTTCGCTATACCAACCCGCGACCCTGAGGCCGGTGAGTTTTCCAAGGCATTTAAAGGCTAAGTTTCTCATATTCTATTCTCCTAAAGTGTGGGGGCATTACTGCCCCCGTGGTTGATTACTTCGCTAGTTTGAAGGCTGCGTCATACTTGCCTAGTGCGGCTTTAAGATCCGCTGCTAGTATTTTATCTGCTTCGGTCATGTGCTTTCCTAAGGCCTTGACTGTGTTGATGGCTTTAACTACTGCGTTGTAAGCCACTTCGGGATATGTTATCCCTTTCACTGCCGGTGCCGGTGCATCCTTGGCTGTTGGTTGCTGTGGTGCGCGTTGCGCCTTAGCACTCGCAATCTTAGCGGCTTTGTCTTTCGCTCGCCTTTCGGCCTGTGCTACACGTCTACGTTCGGCATCCTTCTCAGCCTTTGCAATCATGACCTTACTTTCCGTTAAGTCAGGCAGCGCCTTTGCGATTTCAAGGCCTAGGGCTAATACTCGAGCATTTAGTGTGCCAGCGATGTAGGTATCCCTTGCATCCTTATCTGCCTTGCACAGTTCGTCAAGTCTCGCCTTTGGCATCTGTACTGCCGCTCTCAGTTTTGGATCCGCAATACTGTCAACGATGCCGGTGCGAAGCGCCATGTTGCACGCCAGCGCAAAGGCGGATTCCTTGCTGCCTTTCGGTGTCGCGAATCTTGGCAGGAAGCCAGCCTTAACCATGGCAAGTGCGGCATCATTGACTTGATGTTTATATGCATCATAGGCCGTTGACAGCACGCAAGAAGTTGCGACTATGTTAGCGATCTTAATACGTTCGCCTTTGGTGATATCCAGTGTAATGTTCTTCATTCTATGTAACTCCGTTGGGGTCTCACTGAATGTGAAACCTGATACCCAATATACAGATATGATAGGGAATTACAATAGACCTTGTAAGATGTTACAGAATGATACCGAATGATTCTAGGGTACGTACCCTAGAAAAGAGAACCCCGCGACCCCACCCCCTAGGCACCCCCACTTCTTACAGTTTTGTTATGCCTTCTATATATTACCAATTTGCACAAAAATTTTATGTCCCCAACGTTTGGTATACTAACAGTCCTACTAAGGGGCTAATTTCTAGAAAGACCCCCCCTATGAAAAAAGTAGCTGGCTAAAAATTTTTTTTTCGTGTATTTTAGGCACTTCGGTGTAAGAACCTGCGAAAGCAGATCAGTTTGATGGTCTGGGGAAAATAGAACATGTACGATGTAAGTCCAACTATTGGGGTACCCTACGACGCGAGTGTCCCTATGATAGATCTAATAGCTAGGGCAGAAGCCGCGTGCAATGCAGCAATGTTTTTAAATGAGTACGGACTTGAACTAGAAGTAGGTACTGCAGAGAAAGATGAAGCAGCTGCGTTGGCAATAGAATATGCGGAAAATCCCGAATCGCTTACCAAACATGTCGGAAACGCACGGTTAACTTCCTTGCGCCCTGCTTCTTTGCTTTTAGTAGATCAGATACTTAATGAGTTTGGGCATGGGGTTGCTGAAAGCGCCGTTACGATACGGAACCTAGTTACTAATAAGCTGCTTATAGAATCAGAGAATGCTGACCCCCGTATTCGGCTGCGTGCTATTGAGCTGCTAGGTAAGATTAGCGATGTCGGCCTGTTTACTGAAAAGTCAGAGGTTACTGTGCGTAACAAGTCTTCTGGGGATATCCGCGATAGGTTGCGTAAAAAGCTCTCTCGTTTAGCCGATGGGGATGAGTTAGTAGAAGATGCAGTATTGATTGAGAGTGTTGATATTGATGAAGCCTTTGGATTGGTGTCGAGTTGACCACTGAAGCAACGGCTTTCACAGAGTCTGAAATTGAGGAGATGCTGGCAAACATCGACAGGTTCTCTGACGAAGAAGTGTTGGAGATTGAAGGGTTAGTTGATGAGCTTAATGCCCGTAAGGTAAACCAAGCCGCACAGCAAGACTTGATTGCTTTTTGCATAATGATGCAGCCTGACTATATTGTAGGTAAACACCACCGCATCCTTGCTGATATCCTTATGGCAATTGAGTTTGGCAATAAAACCCGAGCAGTTGTCAACATACCCCCACGCCACGGCAAGACGCAGATAGGTTCTATATACTATGCTGCGTGGTACCTTGGGCGTAACCCTACCCACAAAGTTATGATGGTATCTCATACAACTGATTTGGCGGTGGACTTTGGGCGTAAGGTGCGTAACTTGATTGCCTCTAAAACATTCCACGATGTTTTCCCTGACGTAGCCCTAGCGGCAGACTCTAAGTCTGCTGGGCGGTGGAACACTAACCATGGCGGTGAGTACTTTGCTTGTGGTGTTGGTTCCAGTATTGCGGGGCGTGGTGCTGACCTTTTACTGGTTGATGACCCTCATTCTGAGCAAGACGTACTGAATGGTAATTTTGCAGTATTTGAACGTGCTTATCAGTGGTTTGCTTTCGGTGCACGAACACGACTTATGCCCGGAGGGCGGGTGGTAGTCATACAAACTCGATGGCACGCTGATGATTTAACGGGGCGTTTGGTTAGGGATATGGCTCAGAACGAGCGGTCTGACCAGTATGAAGTAGTGGAGTTCCCTGCTATTTTAGAAATTATCCAAGATGATGGGAATATTGTAGAAAAGCCGCTATGGCCTGAGTTTTTTGATCTCCATGCGCTCTTGCAGACTAAAGCGTCAATGCCTACCTTCCAGTGGAACGCGCAGTACCAGCAGAACCCTACTGGAGAAGAGTCAGCTATTGTCAAACGGGAGTGGTGGCAGGAGTGGGTTTCGGAAGATCCCCCACAGTGTGAGTATATTATAATGTCTCTGGACTCTGCGGCAGAGAAACATAACAGGGCTGACTTTACCGCCCTGACCACTTGGGGTGTATTCTTCCACGAAGAGTATAATGCCTATCACATAATACTACTAAACAGTATTAAAGAGCGTTTGGAGTTCCCAGAGTTGAAAGCTCTAGCCCTTGAGGAGTATAGTGCGTGGGAGCCAGACTCCATGATCGTGGAGAAGAAAAGCTCGGGTGTTGCCCTATATCAAGAATTGCGTCGTATGGGGGTGCTAGTGCAAGAATATACTCCCCACCGAGGTTCTGGAGATAAAACAGCGCGTCTTAACTCAGTAGCTGATATTATACAGTCCGGGTTAGTTTGGGTACCTCAGACACGTTGGGCCGAAGAAGTGGTAGAAGAAGTGGCAGGTTTCCCGTTCATGAGCAATGATGATCTGGTAGACTCTACAGTTATGGCACTTATGCGTTTTCGGCAGGGTGGATTCATACGGCTACCTACAGATGAAGAGGAAGCCCCGCAGAGTTTCCACCGTAAGG